AAGCATTCTAAGAATGCTTTCTGTTGGTCACACTCCTTTCGGAATGTGCCTGACATGTAGTCTCATACTCCAAGGCTTGATAACCTTAGACTATTGAACTCTATGCCACAAGCATGGAATTATTCAATAAGGTATTATAAATTAATTATAATATGATAGATAACAAATTAAATCTTATCCTGGTTTGGATAGTATCTAATTGGTTTCCTATCATCCCTATTGAGACTCGTAATCTTGTATTACGAACATGGATTGATTTAATCAAGACATGGATCTCCAATAATGGAGTGTCTCACACAATTAAACGAATCAAAATGATCCGTTTAATAGTGACCCGGTATCTATGTGGTCAACCTTTAATGGTTAATGACCTCATGGTTGGAGTATCCAAAGATGGATTTCCAACTAGTATTCTTTTTATGAAAGATTTACTAGATTCTGGGGAGTCACAATCTGTTAGTTTTGTTCTAACACTACTCGGGATTTCCCGGGCACTGAAAGCAGAAGGTAAAGTTAATTATAACTCTATCTCTGATCCTTTTAAGGGAGTTTCTAAAACTCTTCCTAAAGATTTTATTAATCTTTTTGTGAAGGACTTTTGCCTTATTATGGAGGATAACAAGATTACTGTACGTGATTTCTTTTTAACATTGAAATCAGGGCCTCTCGGTGGTCCAGCTATTTTATTAGCTCACCACGCTACCCGTTATTTTACGGGACGTAACCTTTGGGGATTAAATATCCTTTTAGGTGAAGAGGGCATGAGATGGTTTAAGGAGTTATTCTTGAACACGAAACTCTTGAATAAAGAGAATTCGCGAAATCGAAAACTTCATATCATCCATGATCCTGAATTGAAAGAACGTGTGATTGCAATCTTTGATTACATATCACAACTGGCCTTTGAGCCATTATCTCAATATTTGTTTAAAACATTGAGATCTATCCCTCAGGATAGAACGTTCACTCAGGATCCCAGAATTCTTGATAAAAGAAATGGGGAACTTTTCCATTCATTGGATTTAAGTTCTGCCACAGATAGATTTCCGATTGATCTACAAGTAGATCTCTTGGATTCTATTGAACGTGCTGGTAACAAACCATACCGAGGAATCGGAAAGGCTTGGAAATCATTAATGGTTAATGAACCATTTTTGACACCAGAGGGTGATCTAATCACTTATAGTGTAGGTCAACCAATGGGAGCACGATCTTCATGGGCTACTTTTACACTGTCTCACCATTTGGTGGTTCAGTTTGCAGCTCATAAATGTGGGCAGTATCCCTTTAAGGAATACATCCTGTTAGGTGATGACATCGTTATTTATAATAATGATGTTGCACTAACATACAAGGAGGTAATTAACTCTTTAGGAGTTGATTGCTCTCCAAGTAAATCACATACGAGTGAAAACACGTATGAATTTGCAAAACGTTGGTTCCGTAATGGAATCGAAGTTTCGGGTGTACCTCTTAAAGGATTCCTCGCAAACTGGAAGAATCCAGTTTTACTATTCCAAGATATACTATCTCTAGTATATGGTGGGCGAGGACCTAAATCCATTATTAATAGCGTTCAACTTGCTATAGACCTTTTAAAAGGGCTGGGTTATACCAGATCTCAACAGAGATTCTATTCAAGTATGTTTTATGATATACGGTTTACTTACCGTGTTTCATTGGACTTTCCAGACTTTGAACTGTTAAGACGTTTCTTAGCAGATGCTAGTTCTGGGAACGACTATATAATGCCAGCTACTGAAGCAACTCTATTAAAAGAATTTAATAGAACTTCATCACTGGTTGTGAATGGGATGGTAATGAATGTTTGTCATACTTTAAGTAAGTATTATCAAAACTTTAAAAATAGTTTTGAA